CACCCTTGAACCAAGGCGCACGCTTTCTTGCTGCTTCGCCATTGATGAAGCCGGGTTCAGACCCGCCAGCATCCATCATCATCTGAAAGATGCCAGACAGTTCAAACCGGGAAGGCTTCTGCCAAAAGATAAGGGAGTTGTTGGACTGAGCGCGCTGAGCGTTGTCTACCCAGAACTCCTTCTTCGCCATGGCAAAGGCATGTGCTTCAGGGTCAGCGGCAGGGACCAGTGCGATCTCTGCGGCGCGGCGGCTAGACAAGGTTGTGCCAAGCCAGTTGACGAGATCAAGGATGTCGATACGGGAGAGAAGCTGACCAGCCCTCTTGTTGAGAAGCTCAGCGATGCCTACGAAAGCCTTGGAGATGGTTTCATCACCAGAGCTAATCCAGCCATAACCTTTCAACCGCTCGCCAGCCGGTCTGATCTGGGTGAAGTCGAGGACGATCCGGTCAACCGGGGTCTTCATCGCCACAAGCTTTCCGACAGACTTTGCCCAGCTTTCAGCCGAGTCACCAACTTGGAGAACCCAAGTTAGCGTGCCGTCTTCCTCATCCTTAAACCATTCTTGATTGGTCTCACGGCCTTTGTTGGTGCGGACGGAGCGAACCACGTCAATCTTCACAGGCTTGGTGAAGCCGTTGAGGTTGCCAGTGATAGGCTCAAAGCCGACGCCACAGCCCTGAAGGAGAAGCCAGAAGGCGTCCACCACGTCATGGACGGTTTCGACACGGCCAAACGAGCAGTTGAACTGGGAAGCCTCACGGTGCTTAGACACCTCAGTCCCGCCAAGCCACAAGGTGCGGCCTGACATGGAAATCTTACGGTCAGTCATGAGGGTGCGGAGGTCTTCAAGCTCAGCGATCTGTTCGTTACCAAGCTCCTCGCCACGAGCGCGTTCCCACAGCCAACGCTGGTGGTCGATTACACGGTCAACAGTCTGTTCCCAAGATTCAAACTTGGTTCCTTCATGGTTGAGTGGGCGGTTGTAGGTACGTCGAGTGATGATGTTTGCACGAGCCGAGACCATAAGTCCTCAAGTTGGTTGGAGTGTTATCGATAGTCGCCGGAACCTGACAGAGCGTTGCGCTCAGATCGGTCCTCTAGTTTTGCTATGTTGTTCTCAGCGATGGTTGAGAGGTGAACTCCCAACTCTGTCGCTACAGCGGCGACGTACCAAAGCACGTCACCTAACTCTGCGACTAAGGCGGTCTCTAGATCGCCATAGCTCATTCCATCTCGGATATATTTCTTCAGCTTTCCTGCAACCTCGCCAGCCTCGCTAGCCAGTCCCAGCACGGTGTACTCAAGACCATACTCTTCAGGGTAGATAGCGGTCTTAGACGCTCGCCCTTGGTACTCATCGAACTGGATCAATCGGTGTCTCCTGTGAGGATGGTGTTAAGGGTGTTTCGGAGGAAGTACGCCTGAAGCGGGGTGAGGGCGATGACGTTCACATCAACATCAGTTTGCTGACGGACGAACAGGAGGGGAGCACCCTCTTCAAACGAGACCTCGATGTCCTCACCCATCTCTTTGTCAGTGAGGATGGTTATGATGGCGGTGTTACCGCTGATCTCAGTCGTTACCACCCTCAGCCTCCTTGATAAGCTGGTCGAGATACCAACGAGCTTTCTTGAGGTCTTTAAGCTGAGAGCCTTTGTAGGGAGCGCGCACAACGTACTTGATGACGTTGCCCTCATCGAAGGACAAATCCCACGCTTTGATGAAGTCGTGTACTTCGATCTTACCAAGCGTGTAGTGGTCTGGATGGTTCACATCGTCTGCAACTCGATCTTTCATAAAGTCGAACTCCAGTTGTTCCTGCACAGGACAGATGTCGCACTGCCCCTTACATTCACCCGGCTGCTTTACGCAGTAGTAGGTGTCCAAGGTTTCACCTCTTGTTTGTCGCTATCCCAATCGCAGGCTCGAAGGATGCGAGCGAGGCGAGCTTGGGTAAGCGCGTCTTCTTCTGATAAGCCTGCACTTGTGTAGGCATTGACGATAGCTTCCCACAGCTTGCCGTTTGCTTTGGTGAGGATTGAGTCAGCCTTCTTAGGACCGATGCCGGGACAGCCTTTGTAGTTGTCAGCCGTGTCACCAATAAGTATCTGCGTGTAGAACCACCAGTCAGCTTCTTCTTCGCTGATCTCTTTAATCCCAGTGTCAGTCAGATGTTTGCCGGGGATTTGACGGAGGTCTTTGTCGGCTGACCAGATGACCATGTTATTCTTGGCGGTAGCTAGGATGCCAAGACAGTCATCAGCCTCAAGTGTAGGCTTCATCACTACACGGGGCTTGTTAGCCTCGATCACACGCTCTCTAATGACGCTGAACGCCATTGGCTTACGGGCTGTGCGGTTAGCTTTGTATTCCGGGTACAGTTCTTTTCTGAAGTTTTGCTTGTCAGAAAAGCAGAGAGCGTAGGCATCTGTTTCTGCCTGTTTGAGTAGGTAGCTAATGCTATCCTCAAACGCGCTTATTGCCTCTGTAACATCTGTAGCCAGAACCCACATGTCAGGTTCGTATTCTATCTCCCGTTCAACAGAGCAAGCCGCTCTGTACAGAACGATGTCTGCATCAACTAGCAGAGTTGTCATCCATTAAGGCCCTCCAGCTAACGGGGAATAGACCGCCCATATCACTGTCAATAATTGCAGCGACCTGTCGGGTCTCTTGTTGGGTATGTGGATCAAGTCTTAGCTTGCATACACGAGCAAACGCATAGAGAGACCCGGACCAAATCCATTCAGTCATGGTTGACTGGGGTAGGACCATGCGAGCCTGTTCTGGGCAGCAACCCTCTGAGATCAGGCGCTCATAGAGCCTCTTGGCTTCTGCGGTGTACCCATCGAGGAGGATGCCCGTGTAGCTTGAAAGCTGAGCCGGGTAATCCTCTGATCCCTGCTTCTTGTTTGCCGCACGGGCACGCATGAAAGGAGGTTCGTAGAACTCAGGTTCGCTATCCACGTACCGTCTAGACACCTCGTTCCATGCGAGACCCACGGTGTGCTTCTGTAGCTGACGCGCTACGAAGATGGGGGCCTTAATGCGAAACTTGACGAAGCAGTGTGAGAACGGGGACCAGTGGTTGTGCTTAGCAAGGTAGAAGATGAGCTTTTCGTCTTGTGCTGTAAGCTCCTTGCTGTCCTTTGCGAAGCTGACCCTAGCAGCGTTCACCACGGCTAGATCGTCACCCATGTGGTCGAGAAGCGACACGGAGATGTCAGTCATTCGGTTCCTCAACTTGCTTAGCTGCGTTGGTGAGGATCGTGATGAGCCCGTGTTTAATCACAGCTTCAGCGACGTTCCTTCCAAGAACGAAATCACACATCATCGATCCATCAAAGTTCTCATGGATGCCGGTGATCTCAATCCTGTCTGGGTGTTCATCTCGTTGTCGGTAGGCGTTGAAGACATGTAGCAGTAGGTAAAGGTCCGCCTTTTTAACCGGGTATGTGGACCACGGGTCTTGCATAAGTTCTTCACGGGTAATCATGACCGCTCACTTTGCTAGCATGTAGAGACCGATGTTTGAGAAGGCGTACCCAGCGAAGGCGATGCCGATGCCAGTGTTACCTTTCAGCGCAGAGTCGAGAGCCACGATGAAGTAGATGAGCCCAACCATCAGAATGAGGGGCGCGCTCATATCTTCACCGTCTTGCGCTTAACGATCCAACCCTTGGGGATACAGATGCGAGCATTGGTCTCTCGATCTGTCTTACCGAATGTGCCAGCGAGGGTGACGTGGGTCTTCGTGTCAGCCACGACTAGACCAACGCTAACAATGCTAGCCGGTTGAACACCCCCGTCAGCATGTTCCCAGCCGACGTGAGCAACCGCATCCATCCACTCAATAACGGTGATGGTGTCGTTAGTGGGTTTCTGCCCAGTTCCTGCCAATTTTGTATTCTCCGTTTAGAGGGACGTTGATCTTGAAGAACGCGCCAGCTTCCTTGATGCACTCAACAGCCTGCTTGCCGAACTCATCAGCAATGTCTTGGTCCACCTCGAATTGAACTTCGTCGTGAACCCATGCGAGTTGCTTGGCCTTTCCATGCCATTGCATTTGTGTAAGCATTAGATCAATCTCAACAAGCCATTGCTTACTGAGCAGACCAGCCGCACTTTGCAGAACGGTGTTTAACGCAGCGTGCTGACTGCGTATGTGCAGGCGGCGACCATCAAGGCCAATCAGGTATCCACGACCTGAAGCCTTTTTGATTTTCTCTAGTAGGTCTTCCAGCGCAGGAACCCCCTTGAGAAAACGTCTCCGCAGCTTCTTGCCTACTTCAGCGCCCCTGCCAACGATGGACCCAATCTTCTCAGGACCAGCGCCGTATAAGAAGGCGTAGATAAAGGTCTTTGCTTGGTTACGTGTCTCCAAGCCTGCGGCCTTCTGGTTCACCGTATGGATGTCACCTGTGCAAACCTGTTCAGTGTACTCAGGGTCTCCCATAAAGTAAGCCAACATGCGTAGCTCGATGCCTGACATGTCAACGCCGACAAGAACCTTGCCTTCAGGGACAACGAACAGGGATCGACATTCTTTACCGTAGGGTGCGCCTACGGCAGGCACCTGAGCCATGTTAGGATTTCTATGCGTGGCCCTGCCTGTAACCGCACCGTTAGTAACGACCTCGCCATGTATGCGCTTGGTCTTCTTGTTGACCATCTTCTGCCAACTGTTGTCACCCTCGGCTAACATGCCTAGACGCTTTTGTACGAGGAAGTATTCGGCTAGGAACTTCGCCTCTGGGTACTCAAGTTTGGACAGGACGGTTTCATCGACCTTGGCAGACCCGTCTGGTGTGAACTCAGTGGGATTCCAGTTGTATTTGTCGATGAGACGCTGAGCGATTTGCTTGCGTGATCCTGCGTTAAAGATAACCGTTTTCTTTCTGAGGATCGGTTGACCTTTAACGTACCCGTATTTCTTGTTGTTGACTTTAGGTACATACTCTTCTTCGATTTCGTAATCAGGGAACACGTCCTTCATTTTGGCTTCAATCTCAGCCTTGCGCCTTTGAAGCACAGCCGCCAGCTTGTAGGAAGCCTCCTCATCAAAGAGAAAGCCGTTCCTTTCTTGCTGGGCTACAATGTGAGCTACTTGATGCTCAAGGACACTAGCCCGTTCAGAATAAGCTGGATGATTTATAAGCGCGTCATGAAGTCTATCAGTGACCTCCGTGTCCCTGACGTTGTATTCTAACATCTCTGCCGAATAGGTTTCCCATCCGCCGTCGTAGTTAGCTTTGTGGAAACCGAGACGCTGACCCCACGCTTTCAACGAATGTGACCCGATTAGTTTCGGATCGAGAGTTGAAGCCTCCTTGCTGCGATCTTGGTCACTAAGATCAGTGTGTATCAGCCGGGAAAGGATCAGCGTGTCTGTCACACGGTTCCTATCAATGTGGAACCATGGATACAGCTTTGTTGCAACGGCGAGGTCATAGCCAATGATGTTATGACCGATGACCTCGCTTGCCTCCATAAGGAAGCGCAAGCCCTGTTCAACCTGAGAAGGTTCAAACTTGTGAGCCTGCTTTGTATCCTTATCTATCGCCACAATGCAGTGAATGACGCTTGCATCCCAATACAGACCATTCGTTTCAATATCGAATACAAGCCTCATGTCGCCTCACTGTTCGAATTGATGGAAGGAGCAGCTATTGAAGGTCTGAACCAGTCTGGACTTGTGGTGCATGTCCATCTGGAAGTGTGGAGGTGCCTTCAAACTGCAATAGATCAGGTCATTCCAAGGTTCAGCGAACTTGCAGTTGTTGCAGACCGCTGGAAACTTCTTAGGAGCCTGTTCCTGATCCGTAGTAGGTTTCTTAGCCATTGAGCGTATACCGGGTGTACACCTGACCAGTGATGGGGTGGGTACGCCGCAGCGATACGATGTTCATGTGGTATTCGTTGCGAAGCTGAGAGATGTACTTGGTGAGAGCGCCACCGCTCATCTGGTAATCGTCCATCGCCTCACGGTGAGAGATGGAGCCAGTCTTCTTGAGGTGTTTAACGAGCTTCTGGATTTTCGTCATTCCGTTTGCCTTTTTCCAACCGTTGTGTTCACGAGCTACACACATTGTGAGGAGCCGTTTGTGGAACGGTCCCCAACCTTCGTCTTCCCAAGCGCGCACGCAGGCAACGTCAGCCATGTGGAACATGAGGTCTTCGCCATTAGAATCGGACATCTGTTTCCTCCGGTGTGAACGCTTGCTCTTTGAGACGGCCTGTCTCCTTTGAATACGTCAGTGCATTGGCTACACCTGTGTCACCGCTGAACCTATTTTTAAGGACACGAACAACCGTCTCGTTTGGATTGTCTCCCTGTTGATTGCGCTCAAGGCCCAACACCATGTCACTCAACTGAGCGATGGCATGTGAACCACGTAGCTGTGCGAGGGAGGTTTGAAGCCCCTGTTCATGACCTTTGTCAGACATGGACGGACGCTTCAGGTGCGACACGACGAACATGGCTACACCTGTCTCTTCAACGAGAGACCTGAGTTTAGTCATGATGACATCAAGCGCACGCCGCTCATCGATGTTCTCTAGACCGCTGATAGCTATGGACACATGGTCCAAAAACAGCGCATCACACTGCATACCTACTGCTAGGTATCGGAGACGTTCGATGAGGTTATCAGGGTCAACAGACCCAAAGCTGTCGAACAGGTATAGGTTCCTGCCGATAGCTTGTTCAGCTTGGGCGAACTCCTCGTCATCAACTCCCTCACGAGAGATGTGAAGGGGTTTGTTCAAGTAGACACCCATCATGCCAAGCATGGTTCGCTCTGGGCTTTCCTCCAAAGCGATGTAACCAACCTTCCACCCTTTGTTGAGCATCAGGTCAGTAGCAATCTCACGACAGAAAAGGCTCTTGCCGATCCCTGATCCAGCCGTGATTGTCACGAGTTCACGCTTGCGTATACCACCTGTCTTCTGGGTCAGACCGATGTAGGGATAGTCAACGCCTGTGTTCTGACCATAGTCACGCAGTCTGTCGTGAAGGTCTAACGCGCTGATGATGCCATCAGGACGGTAGACAGTCGCTCCCCAGATTGCGTCAATGATGTCAGCGCCCCGGTTACCCACGAGTAACTCGTTAGCGTCCTTGGCGTTGTTCAGGTTTGCTATCTTCGCCTTACCGGGTGCTAACAGTTTAGCGCACTCGATAGCAGCGGCGCGACCCGGCTCATCCATGTCAAACATGAAGACAACTGTTTCAAACTGGTTGATCCAGTTGAGATGCTTCCTGATCGATTTGGCTGCGCTGTTTGCACCATTCTCAACAGAGACCACACTCCATTTGAGACCTTGGGTTTGCGAGATTGACAGGGCGTCTACCTCGCCTTCGCAAACGACAAGCAGCTTTCCCCCGTCACGGCATAACCACTGACCGTAGAGAGGGGCCTTCTTGGGATCACCGATCCACTTGAAGGTCTTGTCAGCAAAGCGAACCTTCGCTGCCACGGGTTTACGGGTGATGGGATCGAGGTAGTAGGCGAAGTGGGCGGGCTTATCGTCGTAGTGTCCTACACGGTAAGACCAATGCCGACACGTGTCCTCTCTGAGAGCACGCGCCGGTAAGTCTCTTGCTTCTCCCGTGAACGAGAGTGTCGCTTCTTGCTTTCCTTCTTCCGCTGACGGAATAAACGGTTTGCTAGAGATTTCGCCCATGCGTTCCTCATCGCCTTTCTCCCAATAGCCGCAGCCAAAGCAAAACCCATGTCCATCAGAGTAGCGCCCGAGGTTGTCACGGGAGCCACAGGCTGGGCAGGGTTCTTTCCAGAGATGTTGTGACTCCCGTTCTTCCATGTCAGACGATGTTGTTTGCGGTGATGATGTCCTCACCGTTGTCGTCAAGGGCGGCAACATTCTCGACGTAGGTGAACGTCATGCCGTGTAGGAAGTATCGGAAGGTATCAAGAACGGTTGCGAGGCTCTCGGCGTTCTCGCCGTGTATTGAGCGTTCAACGTATGCATCTAGATTGCCGTTGCTATCATATGACCGATAAGTAAAGGTCACAGAGTTTTTCAGCTCTTCATCCAACATTGTCACTCCTTCAGCCAATCTTCAGGGATGCTTACATCAGCGTAAGGAAAGCCGTGTTTGTCACACCACATGCCATACGTAGTCTTTGACTTCTTTCCGATGCGATCTTTAGAGCGATTGAACACGAACCTGATGTCGAGGCTCGGGAACTGGTGTTTGACTAGGATCATCTTCTGCCGATCAGGGGTTAGGAATCGGCCCTTGGTTTCGACGATGATTTGTTTGCCACTCTGTGTGACGATCTGGAAATCAGGCGTATAGCGTGCCTGTCGTTCAGGCTTGATATACTTGATGACCAAATCTTCGTAGCTGAAGTCTACACCTTGCTCCAACAGTTCCTGTGCTATGCGTTCTTCTAGGCCAGAACGATAACCTTTAGAAATTGAAGTTCTCGTTGTTGGCGTTTTGTTTAGCTTCATTATTGTTCTTGTTATTGTTGTTATTTTCAGCTTCGTCTTCAATCTCGTCATCGAGTTCGCCGTCATACTCATAGCCCTCTTCAGGCTGGAAGGCTGACGCACGTTCAACAAGGTTGATGACCTGTACAGACCGGATGTTCAGGCGAGCGCCCATGGCTGCAACGCTGATCCAACCATCGATCTTGATGGTGGACCCAGAGGTCAGCGCAAGGTTAGAGGGCATAGGCCGGGTCTTTGCATCGCAGAACGGGATGCGATTACGCTTGCCGCTGCGGTCTGCACCGTAGGCTTTGAACTTCACTTCGACATTGCCGGTCTCTTCGCCCGTGTCCTTGTCGATCTCCTTCTTGTAAGGGAGATGCTGGGGCTTGAAGCCTGACTTAGCGATGGCCTCGTCAATCGTCTGCTTAAAGGGTGCAAAGTCAGCTTTGCTCATGATGAGAGCGACCTCGTACTGACCTTTGGGGTCCGGCATAGAGCGGCCCACTGCGGTGTTATAGGTGTACGGCTGGTCGAGCTTTGGATACTTTGCGATACCCTTGGGTGACGTGAACTGAGTGTTTTTCTTATTGGACATACAGTTGCTCTTTTGGAATGAGTTTACCTTCGTCGCTCATGTGCATCAGCACACAGTCAACGATGTTTCCCAGAAGGTCAGTATCGATCACGATGGTTTGATCCTCGTGAACCAGTGCGACCCTCTGTTCTTCGAATTGGATGAGGACGATGAGGTCATCGATGCGATAGCCAATACCGCCGCTCATCACAGGTCATCCCAGAGACGCTGGAGGTAGTCTTCCAGTTCTGGACCGGTGAGCTTCGACACGTTGTAGTCAAACTCAGCCAAGGTCTCTGAGGCGATTAGCCCGTATTCGATTGCGTCCCTCACGATCTCTTTCAGTTCTGGCATTGGATCGTGCTGGTCCAGTCGGGGTGCGTTTGGGTTCATCTTCGTATTTCCCGCTTCGCTGCTAGTCCGGGTTGTAGTGAAAGGTGTAGTGCCTTCACATATGTAAGCATTTAGGAAAAGAAAAAGTCGGACTCCATCACCCCATCGAGGTCCAAGGAACCAGAGGCGGGGATCGGGTCTAGCTTTTCTTTTACTAGGTCTGGGAGACGAGCTTCGAACAGGGCTAACTGGTTCTCCCTGTACATCTCGATGAAAGCGGGCTTAACGCACTCTTTCAGGAAGCGGCTCATGTCACAGGCGTGTACGCCAAAGCTGTCGTGGATCATCCCGAATGACGTGGTGATCCCGGCAGACATAGCTTTAACCACTGACAACCTAAGTAAGCAGGCGTCATAGCTATGGATGAAGTTAGGGGCGACGGCTGTAGCCATGTCCCTAGGTTCGAGTTTGTTAGTAGGTTCACGATAGGTTAGCCTGACTCGACCATCCAGATAGGTTGCTACACGTCCCTCCTTCTCGTTAGGACGATAGTGGATTGCTTCAAACCCGTCAGGCGTGATCCAAGACATGCGTTTGTCATGGGCCGAACCCTCGTTAGCCTTGTTGATGTACTTGGTGTACTCGCTGGCTGCTTTGGACAACCACCGCATAGCCTCCTTACCTTTGATAACCGTGTCTTCGATTGCGTCCCAGATCAGTTTAGACAGGTAGACAATCCGCTCAGTCGGGTCTTCAGTCCCCCATGGACAGGGATGACCATCTTTGAGCTTATCGTTCACAGCCTCACGAGTGTATTCCATGCAGGATGAGAAGGTGCCTGCATAAGGTACGACCATGACCTGTCTCTTGGTGGTCTTCCTGTCGATGCCAAAGGTGATCCATTCCTTGTCGAACTTGTGTTCACCCTTCATCAACACCTCGATCACCCGGTCAGCCACGTCTTGATAGATGTCTTGACGGGGTAAGCCGGGGACAAGATTGACTGACCTCCCCCCTACCTCATCTCTAAGAAGGGCAGAGTAGTGTTGCAGACCAGAGCAAGTTGCATCCACAGGTGTAACGAAATGGGAAACAAAGCCAAAGCCTGTATCCCAGAAGTCTTTCCATTCCTTACAGAAGCGTAAGAATTGGAAAGGCTCAGACGCACTGGTCCAACGAAGGTCAGACCTAGGGTCAGCAGCAATCGAGAAGATCATTTCCTCGTTGTCTTGAACCCAGTCCACCCGGTCTTGAAGGGCTAGCTTGTCTTTACCGAAAGCGTTAGCCCCAGCTATCGCCAGCCACGCAGCGTCTTCCTCTGTTTGGATTGGCTTACCCTCTGCGAACTCTAGCAGAGCCTTTGTGTAGTCCGGTCCTTGCGGGTTGAGGAAGGCTGGGACAGGGTATGCCCTGCCTCTACTGTCTAACTGGTGTGGGAAGTAGATCGACTTAAAGTTCTTGAACTGTTTAGCCACGTTGACGGTGGCTAGCATCATCAACCGCTTCGAGATGATCTCTCGATTACGGCTGTGGATCAGGAAGCACAGACGATCATGGTTATCCCTGATAGCCTCGTCAGTCCTGTAACCCGGAGGTTCATCAGGGATACGCTCCTCGTCTGCACGAGGTAGACCAGCAAACCCTGCACCCCTCTCATAGATAGCCCAGTCCAAGACATCCAAGACATGTTTGTTCACCCGCCAGCCTGTCTCTTGCAGAGCGTTGACGGCGGGAAGAACGGTAGACCAATCCATACCCATCAACCTAGGTATGTCCCGCTTACGGGAACCCTTGATGATGGGGTAACGCCGGATTGACTTGGTAGACAGGTATCCACCTCTGAACAGCGTTGTAGTAGTCCAAGCCACAGGCTTAACCACCATTGGCATGTAGATCATGAAGTCGAGGACACGCTTCTCAATAGCCTCCTCAATCGCCTTCACAAGTGTAGGCACTGGGTCAACAAAGATTGACTGAGGGCCTGTCTGGATTAGCCCTGTGCTGTCCCTGAACAAGAGGAGGAGGGCGTAGCCCACATGGAGCTTGTCATGGGTTGACCATTGAGACCAATCAAGCTGCTCAGCGTGGAAGTAGTTCATGATGGTTCTGCGTCTCCAGTCCCTAGGGTAAGTCCTCTTGTCAAAGGTCTGGAACAGCTTCTTTAGGAGGGTCTTCCTCTCCTTGGTCTGGGAGAACGTCCTGATCCTCCACTCGTCATGAATCAGGTCAGCCGCTCGTATGCACAGGCTTACCCGTTTAACCCGTCTACGGTGGGTTAGCGGGATGAGGTTGTAGAGAGCCTTGGTGAACAGGTGAGCTATCACGGCAGGCTCTAGACCAGTCTGTCTGAGCTTCTCAGCCGCTCTGTTGTGTCTCCTGCCAAAGGTAGCTGGCTGGTTGAGAAAGGCGTCTACAGCCTCTGCAAAGGCTCCTGAGGCCTGCCTATGGAAGACAATCCCTAACTTACTCTCTGACCAAGCCTGACGCCTGTTAGCCTTCTCGTTATCCTTAGACACACGAGACTTGGCTTGCTCTAGGGTCTTTAACTCCAGTTCAAGTTGAGTAGACACAAGGTCTGTCATGTTGACCTACTCCTTTAGACAAGGGTTGGAGTAGGTAGACACAGATATACCTAGGTTAACTTAAGGTAGACATATATACATACTACATGTAATAGTTGTAGTATATACATAGGTTAACCTAGTTAGACATGGGTATACATTAGTGTATACATATGTATACATATACTACTACTACATGTTGTATGTAGTAAGGTATACATAAGGTATACATGGTATACATAGGTTAATATAGGTTAACCTAGGTATATACTGTGTCTACCTATTTAAACGGGTGTGTTCTACTAGTACGGGCTGTAGTGTTAACTAATTGATTTCACTTAGGTATGGACTAGACCATAACTCGGTTAACAGATCGTCTGCCCCGGTGAACAATGTTTCATGAGGTATGATCCGTTCACCCCTGATTTGGACCTGTCTTTCATCTGTCAAGTTGAAGATGAGAAGATGGTCTGTCTTGGTTTTAACTAGGGTGACGACCTCTATCCTACGGTTTAGCATAAGTATTGGCAGAAGGTCGATCAGTGCTGCCATATGTGTAACCCCCTCGGTAACGGTGTCTGCACTGCTGTAGTGACTACACCGATGATACCCAGATTAGGAACATGTTAGCAACTGTCTTTTTCAGTCAGTTACTTAGTTCCTACGCTGCTGATATTTATGAGGGTTTAGGAAACCGCTGCTCTATCCTGCTGAGCTACGGGACCGACGCCTCTTCAATCAGTTAGCGCAATGAATGGCCTAGGCTAGTGCCAGTTCATGGCACAAGATTTGGCACAGGATTCACCCCTTGTCCACGCCTGTTGTGACTCGTTTTGACGATGTTTGCTCATTTTGAGTCCAAGGCTCTGGCTGCTTGTTCCAAGTCACCGGGAGCAAGGCGTGCATAGCGTAGCGTCGTAGTGATGTCGGCATGACCAAGCCAATCCTTCACTCGCCTCAAGTCGATGCCTCGCTGCACTAGGCGGCAGGCACAGGTGTGTCGGAGGATGTGCGGGATAACCTGTTTGTCATGGGTGAACCCTGCGGCTTGCTTGGCGTGAGCCCAGCGTCTGCGAAGGATCGTATAGGTCATATCTGTGAAGGGACCGGCTTGATTGTGCTTATGCGCCCTAGCCCATGCGATAGCCTGTCTGACTGGGGCGGTCAGAGGGACTGTCCTAGGTTTGCCGCCCTTGGTGATCCAGAAGGTGACACCTTGGTCAGAGATGTCTTGCCAGTGTAGGCGGAAGGCTTCTCCATAGCGGCAACCTGTGTAGAGCAAGAAGCGGCAGAAGTGGTAAGCCTCCTCGTCCATCTGTGAGAACAGGCGTAGCTCCTCGTCTTCAGTGAGAAACCTGATGCGTCCTTCGTCCTTCTGCGGGTTCAGGATGATCTCAGGCAGAGAGGTGAGCAGGCGTTGACGCTTGGCTAGCTTGAGGAGCTTGGAAAGCCGGGTGAGCTTGTTGTTGATGGTCTGGTCAGCCTTACCTTCACGTCTGTAATCATTGACCAAATGATCTATCACTCGCTCGTCTATTTTATAGACAGGGAGGGAGTAGCCAATCCGGTTGATGAGGTCTTTAGTGATGGACCTAGCACCGTCGTAGTCTTTTGTGTTTGACCACAACTCAGCACACAGGTTAGGGAACAGCCTGCCTATGCTAGACTCATCCCTAGCCTTCATGTGAGCAGCGTTCCGCTCAAAGGCTATCGCCTCTGCCTCGGTGTTGAACTGAGGTCTGATGCGTTTGCCATCGACAACGCAGTCAGCCTGCCACTTATCGCCTCTGCGTCTAGCCATTGTTACGCTTGCCTCCCATAGCCTCACGCAAGCCATCCACGAAGGATCGACCTGTCTTGGTCAGGGTCAAGATACGGTATCGCCGGTCAGCCGGGTCTTCGACACGGGTCACGAAGTTCTTACCCGGCTTCTTGTCGAACCTGATGTCAGCCCAGTAGGAGATGTTTCTAGAGGCGCTGGCATTGGTTAGGCCCAAGCCATCCTCCAGTTCCTTCTGGGTACACGAGCCCCGAACAGCCACGAACAGGATTGCTCGCAGGGTTTGAATTGGTATCTCATTGTCAACAGTTTCACTGATGTAACCTAGGGCGCTCTCTAGCCCCACGATTGTACCTGAGTTGCTCATTTGTGATGTGTCCCCGTCTCATGTCGTACAGTAGCCAAGAGATACACAGGGCGCTGATTAATGCACACAACAGCGCCTGAACGTACAAACCCTTGGTGATCCCGACGTAAACCCCGTAGATACCCATAGCTGAAAACACGAGGCGACTAGTGCCGTATACAAGTGTCTTCATTGTTGCCCCCATGCTGTTTAATTAGCCTTACACACAGGTGTAGTCAATGCACAAGTGTAGCCCCTGCGCTTTAAAAAAGGGGTAACTTGTAAACGCCAAGCTCATAAAGCTGCCTTAGCTGGGTCAGCTCCTGTTCCCATGCGATGACGTGGGGTTGATCCTGTTCACCTGTCCACCATGCCAGATCAACCGCTTTCTTGAGGTCGAGCAGGCGTGAGGTAACGTCTAAGAAGCGGTCATCCATGGGTCTGATCCTTGAGGTTAGAGCAGTAAAGATCGGCTAGCTTAGCCATTCGCATGATCTCAATACGTGCTGCCTGTCTGCCCTGTTGTGACCCGTCCTCTAAGGCTAAGATCAGGATAGAAGCGGCAGACTGCCAGTTCATCTTGATCGGCTGGAAGACTAGCGTCGGGTGTTCTGTGGTCAGCGTGGTTTGCATTGGTTAAGCTCCTGATGGTTAGAGGAAGGTCAAGCGGGTGAACCTCGTCAAAGCCTTCGATCATGATGGTATCACCTATGTAGGTATCACACAAGTGTAACTAATGACAATGTTCAGGATGGTCAGCCGGGGCTTGTACCCGTACCACCTCCCACCTGATGTCATCGCCTGCGTGTAGCTCAGCGAATGTCATGGCGTCATCCGTCGTAGTGAATGGTCCATAGATGGTTATCCCGTCGAACGGATTACCTTCTGCGATGATGTACATGGTTAGCTCCATCAAGTTAGGTGAGAGAGAGGGCTTGCACCCTCCCTTGTTAGGCGGCGAGCTTCTCAGGCTCAGCAAGCGCAAGGCTGCGGAGATATTCAACCGCCGCGCTCGCTTTGCTAGCAGCGGTGACGAAAGCGCGTGGATCGTCACGCAACAGACTGATCCAGTTGTCTACATAGGCAGCGTGGCGAGTGGTTGCGTCATAACCAAACTCGGCACACATGAAGGCAGCGCCAAGCTCAGCGACTAGTTCTTCCGCTGCGTAGGCACGATCCCCGAACCGCTTACCAAACTGGCGATTGCAGCGGCTCTCAGCGCCTGACCAGTGAACCAATTCATGGAGGGCGGTTCCGTAGTAGCCGTCAGCCGATTGAAAAGAGTCGTAGTTAGGCAGCATGATGAAGTCGCCCGCCGTGGTGTAATAGGCACGCGCCTCGCCGTGCTTAATGACAGCGCCTGTTGATGCGAGGAAGGCGTCGCAATCCTCATTGCGCTGGTCCAAGTTAACCGGTGCTGGCTTGTCCTGAAGATGGTCAATCCCATCACACTGCGCCACGTTAAAGACAGTGAACGACTTGAGGAAGGGTATGCGCTGCATCTCGCCTGTTTGTTCATCCTTCTTGTCGAAGGTGCTGGCGTATATAACCTGCGTCCCCTTCTCGCCTTTCCGCACGGTGCCGCCCGCTTCCTGAGCTTGCTTGAAGGTGAGCCACTTCGACGTGGTATAGCCACGCTCTTCAGCCGTGAGCCAAAGCAACACAACGTTTGCACCACTGTAAGCACGGCTTGAGACTGCATTGCGAGGCATACCGCCTGAGCCAATGGTAGACCAAGGCTTGGTCCAAGGCATGACGCCTTGTTCCATGGCGGCGAGGATACGATCGCTAACTTCTTTGTGAATGTTACGCATGGTCATTACCTCCATATGTGTAAGCGTTAGCTAAACAGCCATTCGGTAGCGTTAAACGCACAGTACATCAGCCAAACGATGCCAAGCCCTGCGGAGATGTGTTCGGTTAGCTCATTGGTGGACATTGTTGCACCTATGTAAGCATGTTGACGCCGTGTTATCGATCAACCATGAAAACAACTTACACACATGCAGGGATCAGGTCAATAGAAAAAATTCAGAAAAGCAAAAAATATTTCAGGCTCAGGCGTAACCGTGTTTGCCAGTGTGAACGTATATGAACGGGCGCGCGCGTATAGTCTATCCGTTACAGAGATGCAAGCATTATTTCATAGCCAAGTTTAAAATACCATACTACAGACAAGCCCAAGCATATAAAGCTTCGCTTATGTCCGCCATGGTTCAGCCCGTGCCTACACGGTACAGCCTAAGCGACCCTCGGTTTCAAGAACCGTGCAAACAGGTGATAACGTGTTGATCTAATTGTAGAAACCCACCGTTGTGCCGTCTAGCCGTGCCATCCCATGGTAAAGATCGTGTTAGCCCATGGTGTAGGCCAAGAAAAATCACGACCGGGACCATGGCATACGGGGGAAACTTGGCCTGCGCCGCTTAGCGCAAGGTTCTCAGATTTTTGCCAGAAATCTGTTCACCCCTCTCTAACCCCTCCTAACCCCCTCAAACCCTCCCTAACCCTCTCTAACCCCTCTCTAACCCCCTCAAACCCTCCCTAACCCCCTCAAACCCTCCCTAAGCCCCGTATAGCCCTATAGAGCCCCGTACAGCCCTGTCCTAACCCTATGGCACCCTAGGTAGCCCCAAGCCAACAAAGGGCGTGTACGGGCTTCCTAGGGGCCTTAGCGTGGATTTAACTGGGTAGACGCTAGTTTGTCCATAGACGGACGCTAGTAGGTCTTCAGACAGACGCTGTGAACCCCATGCTAGGCTGGTCTAACCCTGCCTCAACCGCATCCTCAAAGTCGGTGAACGCCTCTGCCCACAGCTTGCAGATGCCTGATCGCACCACGTCTTCATTGGTGAACTCAATGACAGGCACTGGGAGGTCCAGATGTTCAACCATGGCTAGCACTGCGGCTAACCCGCATGAACCCTCGTCTTCCAGTTTAAGATCGGTCTGCCTGATGTCACCATTGACGATGACTTTTGAGCCTTCGCCAATACGGGTTAGGAACATCTTGATCTGGGAGTAGGTGGTGTTCTGAGCCTCGTCTAGAAAGATGAGAGCCCGGTCAAACGTGCGTCCCCTCATGTAGGCGATAGGGGCGATCTCGATCTGCCCTTCGCTCATCGCCTGTCTAAACCTGTCTTTACCCAGTCTCTTCTGCATGACCTCGGTGAACGGGACCACCCATGGGGCGATCTTTCTACCTATGTCACCCGGTAGAAACCCGTGTTCCTCGTCTACGCCAATGGCAGGTCGGGTTAGAACGATCTTCTCGATCTTGCCTTCCAGTAGTAGGTCAGCAGCAACAGTAGCCGCTATGAACGTCTTGCCAGTACCGGCTGGACCTAGGGTGAACACTTGGTCTCCCTTGAGGATAGCCCGGATATACTCGGCTTGACGCTTGTTGAGGGCCTTTAGAGGCTCCCGTACTGGCTCCTCTCTGGGCCTCTTAGGGAGGTTAGAGAAGCGGTGTGGGGGACGTTTAGCCTTCTTGGAAGCCCTCGCCATTCACTTTGCTCCACGCTCGATGACGTAGAGGGTCACACTTTCAGGACCAAAGAACTCAGAGATGGTCTCCATGACCACACTGGTGTCAAAGGACTTGCAGGAGAAGACATCAATATAGGCTTCCCCAGTAACGTCTACGAAGTGAGCGCAGATATTCGAGGTCTCAATCAGTTGAACAAGGGTATACCCAGCCTTACCGGGGTCATGCTCAGCGAAATGGACAGCGGTAGGCTCTCCATATGCCTTCATGTCGATCCGTTTGACCAGTTCTTTGGAGAACGCTTTGATATGTTCACCATCAGTGATCTTGGTTTTGTCACAGCCAGCGCAGTCAAATGCAGCGTGGTATCCCCAAATGTATTTTTTAGACATGAATTAACTCTGTTAACGCCCGTAAACCGGGTTCCAATTACGGTTAGAACGACGTTTGCCAATAGCGTGTTCTAGGAAAGCCTCCACCTCCCTCTGCATGGCGTCTTCTCGCTCTCTGGCGATGCCTCTGTCAGCATCTTGAGCCATGTTTTCGACCCAGTAACCCACGGCCATAGCCAGTGCGTCTATGCGGTCATCATGTTTGAGAGCCCCACGCTCATGGGAGATGCGGGTTAGCTGGTAAATGAGGGTCTTGGTGTACTTGTTATCACCATCGTATTGCTGGGCAGTCCTGTAGTCATCCTCGATGACCATCCTGTCCACCAAGAGCTTGTGCCTGTTCATCACAGGTTCAAGCACGTCAATGATACGTCTCTCCTTCTGTGTGGAGTGTTTAACCTCCTCGATAGCGCAGGGGTGAACCTTGGAGATAACAGGGGTGAACAGGGAGGTGTACATGCCATCACCAAAGTTAGCCTCGATGATGACGTGGTTGACCTGTTCTTCCTTGGCTATCATGGCGAGCTTCTGGAGGGTGGGCATGTCGTATCCACCCGGTAGACCCCCGCATCGCCTCACGTAGAGGAAGCCGTTGAGCATTTTAACCACGGCATAACCAGTTTCGTCCTTGCCTCGACCGCTAGGGTCTATGGACATGACTGTGCCTGTGTACTCAGCGAAGGTGTCAGCATGGCTAGCAAAGGTGTAGAACCTGTCTCCAGCCATGGCGAGGTTGGGTAGCTCCCTTAGCTCCCTCTTGCTGTCAGGCATCCAGTCAACCTTCATGGGAGCCTTGTCTACAGGCACATCCATGACGATCAGGTCTCTGATCTTGAGTGGGAACCTGTCAGCATCGCTAAGCTGGGTGTTCAACATGAACTGCAACTGGAAGCCAGAGCGTCCATACTCAGCTTCACGAGCGGCTAGATCGAGGTCTGTAAAGCGGTGAGGATCAGTTGTAGACCCTTCTTCACCTCTCTCCATGAGCTTCTTGATGTATGGGGCTAACGCCTCTCCATACTTGTCAGCCTCAGTCTTAGACGGGATACGAGCAGGCCAGACCCTAAGCTCAAAGGTCTCTGGCAGCTTGTTGTAGATCGAGTCTTCAGTCTGAGGTGTGCCTAGGTAGATGATCTTAGACGTGTCTAACGGCTTCAGAATGGCTGAGAACTCTTTAGTCCTCTCCAACAGCTTCTCACGCATGTCAGCCGTGGCTGAATTGTTTAGAACCTCCACGTCATCAGCGATGATCTCGTCAGCACGGGAGCCAGTAAGCTGACCTGTGATGCCCACAGACTTAACTGAGGGTGACTGGTCAGCCTTGGCAGGCGCTACGTCAAACTCGATACGACTATTGCGTTGCTCCTCCCGTGGACGGAGGTGAGCAAGGATGTCCATCTCTTGGATCAGGCGCATCGTAAAGGTTGAAAAGGCGTCTGCACGGCTTTTAGAGGCTGACACCACAAGGAACTTCAACTGGGGGTTACAATAGAGACGCCAGAGGACGTAAGCAGCCGTAATGAATGACTTGCCTACGCCTCGGAACGCCTCGATAGCAATCTTGTTAGGACCGTGTTGAAGGAAGTAAGCAATGTCGTACTGGATAGGGGTAGGATCAGGTAGACCTATGTGCTTCCAAACGACATACAGGAACTTACGGAAGTCCTGTTTAATAAGGTCTATCTCTGTCAATGAACGTGGTCTTCCTCGTCATCGAAGGTAGGCAATGCAGCCGCCAGTTTACCCAGAGGGCTATCCTCGCTAGCCACAGCCTCAATACCGTTGTTCTGAAGGAACTTGATTGCTGCGTTAATATCGGCTGGGGAGGCTTCACCCGTGGCTATACGCCGGGTTAGCTCTTCCGCAACCAGCTTGTGAAGCTCGCCCAGAGCCTCTTCTGTAGCTCTCTTCTTCACTTGGGCAACACTCCAAACCAAGGTGCGAACTTGGCTATCATGGCTCCTACTGTTGAGGAGATGCCAGCCACCAGCATGAGGGTCTTCCACCCTCCTTTAGCCTCTTGCAGGGTCTCTTTAATCACCCGTACATCAGCTTTAACTTCGTCCATGTCCTTGCGAACGTGGTCTAGCTCAGTCTTCAGGATAGCGATCTGCACTTCGTGGTTCTCACTCATTGGCAGACCTCCTTGTAAGCAGCGTTATGCTGTTTTACCTGTCGGACTGTCTCAGGGGTGTCTTTGTTAGACCATGTGATCGGCGGGAAAGACGTGCATACAAGGCTAGTTCCGCCTGAAGCCATCGTCTTCGAACAGCCGCCCACGGTCAGACTCAGAAGCAGAAACGCTCCTAGCGTGGTTAGCTTTGGATATTGCATTGTTGTTCTCTTCTAACGACTTCATGCGAGCGTTATCAGAGGCGTCCTTGCGTCCCTTTCCATACACAGAGGCTAGAATGGTGAACACGACGCCTAGCACTGCTAGCACTCGGTAAAATGGGTTAAGCAATAGTGAGAGCATTACACGCCCTCCTGTTTAGACTTCTCAATCCGCTCTTTGATGATCCACACAGTGGCGGCAAGGCTGACCAAGGCTAGCCCTATGAGCAACCATGTAGGAGGGATAGAGCCAACGTCAGCGGCTATCTGTGCAGACGCAGAGGTAACAGCGGCTACACCTGACAGACCAGCAGCGACGTTAGTTGTGCTGTTAAAAGCAGACTTGCCAACACTAGGTTCAGCACCGCTGACCATGTGATCGTCATTTTCTACACCCTCTGTAAACAACTTGCCTTCCTCAGCTCGCCTCTTGACCAACCCTTTCATCACCTTGCCAGCGGCACGGTTATACATGGCTAGCTTTGCAGGAACGAGGTCGAACCGGCTGTCATTGACGGCCTTGAGGACACTGGATTTAGAGAAGGTGTTAGGCCCCACGTTGTAGCAGAAGCTAACAAGGGATGAGAATTGGTTGTCTGTGATTGGCACTTTGACGGAGAACCTAACGTGGTTCTCAAACTTCTTGAGGTCTCGTCTAAAGATTTCCTCTGCCTCATCCCTAGAGATGGTCATACCGAGGTAGACCTTGGGAGGACCGGCGGCAGAGGTGTGACCATACCCGATTGTGTACGGCTCACCCCTGCTACCGGGGTCAGGATAGGCTTTCAGACGTAGACCTTCGTGAGCCCTGATGAGATCAAAGCCCTCTTGGGTCAGCTTGTTCATTCATTCGGCTCCATAGAGGGCCAAACGATGTTGAACGGGTCAGCCTGTAGGGTCACGTCTCGCAGTTGCTGACGATAGGTTGACCAGTCTGCCTTGTCGATGATTGACAGAGGCGAGTCAGGAAGCTGCGTCCAGTCACTATCGGCTAACAACTTGTTACGCTGGGTACGCACTTGTGACCACTGGGTCTCAGTAGCCGCAGCAATGGTCTCCACGTCCCAATCAGAGACAAGCCATTTCTGAACCCAGTTACCCAGAGCGTCTTGCTCGACGCCATCAAGGTAAGCCGTTTGGAACCGGGTAGTCTCAGGTTGAGGAGAGGTTAGAACAGGGTCTACGCCAATGGCGTCACAGGTGGACGAGTCCCACACCGCAGGGAACGAGATGTTAGAATGGAGTTTCCTAATCTCGCCCTGCGTGAGGACCGCACCCGTTTCACGGATACGGTAAAGCATTTGGTTGAAATCCCTTTTCGCCTGTGAAATTAGGCGATAGCTAGGTAGATATAAGAAGCACCGTTTGTATTGGTGTTTTTGCCGAGATCAGAAGCGCCACCACTAACTTGGTTGACAATGAACCCGGAAGAGGTCAGGTCAATCGAGTCGGTTGTAGTGGTCTGTGCAGCAGCACGGTTGAAAGCTAATGCGGGATCGCTTGCTGCTACAATACCTCTGGCTGTGTCAAAAACCATCCAATCGCCGGTGCTGTCAGAACGCTTTATGAGAACAAAGCGCGCGCCGTTAGAGAACCCACAGTCAATCGTCTGTGACGTTCCATTGCCTGTGTAGGAGCCAACCTTACTTACGCCTGCCACTGACGCAAATAGGTAAGCCACATAGTTAATCCCAGTAGCATTATTGATACCGTAGTCACCAGCAACACCAACATAAAACGATGAAGAAGTTGCCGTCGAGTTGCCCCATATGCTCGACGTGTCTGATGCGTTTGAAAGGTTCAGGTACAGCGTTTTATTGTTTCCAAGCGCAGCGGAGTAAACAGGCCAGTTTGTAGCATCGTTCCTTGCTTTAACAATCAAAAGTTCTGGAGACGTGCCTAGGTTATGTGCTACAGCGCGCGCTGATGTACTGTTTCCTGAGTAGCACACAACGTCAAAGAAGCCGGGGGAACGACGGAAGCTCCACGAAATATGTGGAGAACTTCCATCGTTTGTTGCACCTGCATTGCTCGGACCAAGAATAAAACCGGTGTTGGAATAGCCGGTCACATCTCCGGTGCTTCCAACTGATGCGCTTGTAGAGTTTGTGTAGAGAACTTCTTTGCCACGTAGTTTATCTTGCGAAACAAGCCAGTCGCCGGAATTGGTACGACAAATAATCTGAGCATCGTTTGCAAAACCGGTCGTGATTGCGAGCGTGGTGTTAGTGCCAGTATAAGTTACCGGTGCAAACACACTCGTCCCGCTCGTCGGCGTCCGCATCGGGCCACGGCGGATGGCGATGTAAACCCAAGTGCCGGTCGTGCCATTCAACTGAAATCCGGTTGGAGATATATTGATATTGAAAGTTGTATTTGTCTCAGCCGTGGTACTGTTCCAGAGGATATATGGAGCGCCTGAAGCAGAGGACGACGAAGCGTCTGTGCCTACAACTCCTCTCATATTATCAATTACGAACCAGTTACCAGTAGTAGACGAAGGCTTCAAAAGGAGCCATTGCGGCTCATAACCGAGCGTTACGGTTGGAGCGCCAGTAAACGACCCACACGTAATCACATTGTCGGAACCAGAGTTTCCAAAACCACCGGCATCGTGCGCAAACACATAAGCGACGTAGTTAGTGCCGTTCTGGTTCAGCGTCGTCGTCGCAACATAGAAGTCTGTCGCGGTCGGAGACGTGCTTCCCCAAATAGTTGTGGTTGCCTGAGCGCCAGTGCCGGAAAGGCGCATGAATTGCGTGGCAGGCGTCGTCATTCCGCGATGGTACACGTACCAGTCGGAGCCACCCGGAGCAGTGCCGGAATAGTATTTAACAATGATGCAACCCGGCGTTGAGCCAAGGCTGTGGGGGATCGCACGAGCGCCTGCTGCACCGTTGCCTGTATACGTCACAACGTCAAAGAACTTCGCCTGCTTGCGGAAGGTCCATGAGGCGTAAGTGTACGTGTTAGTGTTTACTGCACCGTCAACACCAACAGAAAACCCATTTCCATTAAATGCCGAAAGGTAGTCCGTTATGCTATATGCTTGGGAGGCTGTTGTGTCGCTTCTCAGCCTGTTTCCAGCGCCTCTAGCAGTGTCGTGCCACATAGGCTCAGAACCTATGTTTCGACCTTTGATAACTACAAGACCACCTTTGCCAGAACCATCATTAAAAGGTCCAAAGGTGTCACTTGCTACCGTGCCTACCTTAGTTATCGTAAGGTTATTCCCTGAGTTATCTACAAAGGGAGTAGCGCCTTGTAGCGTTAAAAGGGAGGTTCCAGAAACTGCCGTTAAAGCGGCTGTTGGCGCAGTGAAATTGCCTGTGTAAAGCGCCGTGCCTTTAACAACACGGAAATTGGATATGTATGCGTGAGAGTTGTTACCGCCGTTAGCATAAGCCCCAATGATCATCGGAGAGGATGTCACAAGGAAAGGGGCCTCGCTGGAGGTGACAGTCGTACCTACCTGAACGCCGTTCACAAAACAGCGAACGGAAGTACCAGATTTTGTGAGAGCGATGTGATACCAAGTGTTTAAAGCTAGGGTACAACTAAAATTGAACTGTGCTCCAGAACCCGGCTGATACTCAAAATTAGTTCCAGAACTGCGTGGGCCAAAATAGTTATTTACACTCGTACTGCCAAACAAGTTGTTGAGACTGTTCCAAGCATTGAAATATGCGAAACATTCAACAGTCCAGTTAACAGAGTTGAGATCAAGAACAGACCCTGATGCTGCCGGTACGCTTACATAGCAGTTGTTGCTATTATCAAAGAGTGCCGATCCGCCCCCATTTGAGCCAAGAGCTATTCCGTTTTTGATCGTCTGAGGAGTTCCGGTTCCAGTGTATAAGCTGGTAGCAAATACGTCCTCAATATAAGCACCGGGGGTTGCCGCAGTCACAGCACCGGCAGCACCCATCAGAATGTCATGCGCTGCCATTACTTAACGTCCTTACCCAAGACCAACCCAGTCCACGTCGTGCCACCATCGTGTGTGAAGAAGCCCAACACGTCTCTACCCGATGCAGTCAGGGTAGGAGCAGTGCCAGACGCCCACTTCATGCCTGACCACCAAGTGATCGTTGCCGATCCACCGTTGGTAAGATCAAGGATGAACGAGGCTGACGTGCCAGTAGATGGGACGTTAGACACGGTTAGCGTCGTTGCGCCTGAGATCGTCTTGGTGAAGTAATTGCCAGACGACAGGTTCACATCGTTAGCGCCCATGGCTACACGGGTCTCAAACAGGGCTACCGTGGTAAGCGTCTTGCCAGTGACCGTCTGCGTACCCGTAAGGGTCACAGTGGTCGAGATGGGAGCATAGGTAGACGCTGCGTTAGCCGTCGTAAGATACGAGGACATACCCGCTTGCGTCTGATAGGTGGAAGACGCTGTGGCTGACGTGAGGTAAGCCGACATGCCAGCCTGTGTCTGATAGGTAGACGAGGCGCTAGCCGTAGTTAGGTAGGTAGACGAGGCGTCTGCCGTGGTCAGATACGAGGACATGCCTGAGATTGGCTGATAGGTAGACGAGGCGTTAGCCGTAGTCAGATACCCGGCAGAAGCGTGGTTGCCCCATCCATACGCTGTATCCCAGTTTGTGACCTTGGTAGACGTGATGCCAGCCGCAGGGCTAGCCGAGAACACAGGGTCAGCCTCGGTGAACGAGGTGAGATAGGTGTTAGTATCGAGTGACCAAGTGTTGGCAGCGGTCTTCTTGAGTAGACCAGAGGTGCCAGCAAGGCCAGCAATAGCGGTTAGATCAGCGTCAGCATCCTGCTTACCAGACAGGAACGTGTCTACCTCAGTCTCAGTGTAGTACCGGCTGTCGTGGTCGTGGCCTACGTTGGCGAAGTCAGTAATGGACGCAAAGCTGTCCTTGATGAGCTTACCAGTGCTACCATCGAACAGCACAATGTTGCCATTGGTGGCTGAAGAGGGACCAGTAACGTCACCAGCGCCTGACCCGGATGCACCAGTCGGGCCTTTAATGTTAGCGATGGGTGAACCCCATGCGCCAGAAACTTTCTCATATACGTCACCAGTGGACGTATTCAGGTAGAGGTCGCCGTTGACCCCTGTACCGGCAGACGGAGCGCCTGAGCCGGTGTACCACTTCTCGCCGTTAGCCCCGGCAGGCCCTGTAGGCCCTTGTGGACCCTGTGGACCAGTAGCCCCAGTGGCACCCGCAGGACCAGTAGCCCCTGTAGGACCGGCAGGCCCCTGTGGACCTGTGCTACCGAGGATTTCAACCACAGAGCCAGCGGCGTTCTTCGTGTAAATCTTCTTATCGGTCAGGTTGACCGCAAGCTCGCCAACATCAAGCTGACCGGCTGTAGGAGCCTTGCCAGCGACGGACGAACGCTTCAGTTGGATTTTGGTAGGCATTATGTAATCCCCTTAATGAAAAGGGGAGAGCTAATGCCCTCCCCGTGTATTTAATATTCACCACCGTCAACCGAGGTGATCGCCGCTGCTTCCAGCGTGTCCACTCGTGTGTCGAGGGTGTTAATCTGCGTCTGCAATCCAGACACAGCGCCTGCACCTGTATCCTCAAAGGCGAACGTGTTGTTACCTTTGAAGACCAGCGATTTATTGATGTCAGCCGTGGTAGGCTCAGGTATACCCTTGACTTGTGTAATGCGAACTTCGGTAGGCATCAGGCACCTCCCTTCGGGTAAGCATCCTTGACGCTCTGAACCTCATCAAGCCAAGCGAGCGTATCCGCAGGGATAACGATCCCTTGGGAGTGGAGAGCCTTGGCTAGCTTGAAGATAGCATCAAGCTGATCCCCAGTCGGAGGATAGGCTTTCATGCGGTTGTAGGAGTAGTTGAACTCAGGTTCATCGACTGCCTGTTCAACAATGCCCTCAACCACGGTTTCATTCTGGTTAGCCTGTAGAGCAAGGGTTTCAGGGAGACAGGTTCCATATCGGACCACCTGTCCAGCCTGATTAAGGACGGTGAACTCGATCATCGTTTCGTCTCCAAGAATACCATGTTAGCTGTGCGTACCCCGTTTTGACTGGTTGAGCGCAGTTGGAACGAGAGGGTCTGGTTACCGGATGAAACACCTGTGAACATGGCTACATACGAGTAACAGAGCGCACCGGAGTCGATCAGGGTTAGACCTTCCAAGCTGGAAGACTGACCGCCTAGCGTGATGCGAACGTCCTGACCCGTGTAGTAATTGTTCACGTACCAGTATTGACCGTTTTCATAGATGTCATAGCCACTACTAGAGGCCAGACGCTGGTTAGGAGCAATCCATGTCACGATGACAATGACCGGCTGTGTGCCAGAGACGTTAACAGTGCCAGACAGGTAGGTGTTGTAGCTACCGTTCACCGCTTCAACAGCGGGGGTCTTGGTGAAGGACTGGGCCTGCGTGACCGCATTGCCAGCAATCTTCAACGTGGTGATGTTAGCGTCAGCGATCTGAGCCGTGCCAATGAGTACTTCGTTTGCAGCCAGCTTATCCGCTGTGATAGCCCCAGAGGCGATCTGAGAGGCTCCAATAGCGCCTGCCTGAATCTTACCGGCAGTAATAGCGTTAGCAGCAATCTTATCGCTGGTGACGGCGTCTGAGGCGATCTTAGCAGCCGTTACGGCCAGTGCAGTGATCTTCTCAGAGGTGACAGAACCAGCGGCTAGCTTGTCTGTGCTAATGGCTCCAGAGGCGATCTCAGAGGCGCTAATAGCCCCCGCAGCGATCTTACCAGCAATCACTGAGTTAGCAGCGAGGAGGTTAGCCCCAATCGTACCAGTTAAATCAGAGGTAGCTACGCCAGTGACGAAGTTAGTCCCGTCATACCGATAGAGCTTATCGTCAGTGGTCAGGTAAACCAGTCTACCCTCCACGTTACCCGTGGTAGGCAGGGTGTTGACGATCTCTACCGGGCGGATACCCTGTGCGAACTTGGCGGTCGTGATTGACCCGTCAGCAACAGTAGCCGCAGCGCCAGTAGCAGCCGCAACCTCTGTCCACGCACCGTTAACCCGCTTGTAGAGCTTGTTGTCAGCCTGATTGAACACCACGTCGCCATCGGTAGCCGTGGCAGGCAGGGTGTTGACGATCTGGATAGCATCAGGTGCAGCCGGGGTATACGCAGCGAAAATGTCTACGTAAGACCCGTTCTCACAGATGTAGAGCTTGCCGTCAGTGGTGTTGTAGATCGGCTTACCAGAGATCGAGCAAGAGGTAGGCGTAGAGGTAACGATGTCTATGCCAGAGGTGTTGCTTGTTCCACCCGTGCCACCAGTCGAGTTAACCCACTGTGTGCCGTTGTAGACGAGGGTTTGGCCGTTGGTTGGCGAGCTAATGGTGACATCATCAAGCTCGTTGAGGATAGTAGCACCAGTGCCAGACCCGCCTCCACCACTGCCACCACCGTATGCACCGTCATAGAAACGGATGAACTGGAGTTTAGCATTGTCAGCCGCTCTAGGAGCCTCGACAAAGGTGATGTTAGCAATGCCGCTAGCAATGCCTATCGAGTAGTCAGTACCCGGTTCAAGGTCGATACCATTGAGGGACACGTTCCACAGCCCGGGGTCATAGATTTTAGTACCTAGGTTAGCCCCACCGCTATCCAGTCGGAACGTCTTAGTGACGCCGTTGAACAGCGATTCAATACTGGAGATGTCATAGATACGCGCATAGACGGTCCCAGTACGGTCAATGGCTTCCTGTACGGCATAACGAAGCTGATCGAGTGATTTGTTAATGGCGTCTCCCGTGTAGGAAGAACCATTCTGAAACACGACAGCCGGGTTAGTGATGCTAGTGCGACGTTCAACGGTAAGCGTGTCGCCTACGTCTACAGGCGCACTAACACGAACAATGTTAGGACTAAGGAAGACAAAGGAAACGGGACCATTCTGCCTCGTGACAACAACGTCTTCCTGCTTCAAATAAGAAAACGGGATGGCAAAGTCTGTAGTGCTGCCATCACCGTTATAAGTGATGTATGTGTTGTAAGACATATAATCCCTGTTTCTAATAATTATTGGGACTTATTGTGCGAATCCGGGGAACTCCATGGGAATAACTGGGTCGAACCGGGGATCACGGGACTTAACACCAAGGAGTTCTTCCTTGCTGATGTCCTCCATAAGCTGCGTACCCGGAGCGCCTTCGAGTATCTTGGTTTGCTCCCACGCCATCTTTTTGTAGGTGGCTATAGTGCTGGCAATGGCTTCTGTAAGCGGCCCATCCTTTTTACGATTTCCAATAGCTATAGGAGTAATCCCGTAGCTTATCATGTGCGTATATAGGTGATCCTCAATCGTCAGTCCGTTTGCGTCTTTGATTGTTCCATAGGTCTTAAAGTAGGTGTCAGCCACAGAGGCATTACCAATTCTCGACTTGTAGGCACGGAGGTCGAGGTCTTTGAAACCCGGTGGCGTAGGGGCCATCGAGAAGGCTCGACCAGTCATCACCTCAATTCGATCAATGCTCTGGAAGATGTACTCTTCTCTGTTCATGGGATCGACATCGAGTGGTGCAAAGACACCATAGATGGCACGGGTTGATCTTGGTACACTCAGAGGCTTACCAGTTAGACCATACATACGAGGGACTTCATCTCTGAAGCCAAACTCTGCCTTGAAGGTCTTTCCAAGTCGATCAAGAAGATCACCACCAGCCGTATCAATACGGGTTGGGTCAATAAGCTGGTTGACGCCACGGATAGGCGCAGGGATAAGCCCAGACGCTAACCTTGTTATAGCGTTCTCAAGAGCGCGTGTGCCTGCCTTTGGATCATCGTCAGCCCGGTTCCACTCGGTAATGAAGTCGCCGACCGACTTAGCAAGCTGGAAGGTAGGAACGTCTCTCAGCGTTGCAGCCAGAGCATAGGAGGCAGAGATCAGGTGATACTTAGACCACTTCTCCACAAAATCATCTTCCATGGAATACCAGCGCACAGACTGGTGATAGTTGGAGAAGAGTTTCATAATGGTAGATACAGGATCACCTCCTGTATATGAGTACCAATTAGCCCCTAATTGCACGTTATAGCCACGGGTATCGTTTGCTGCTTGTGCGTTATTCCGCTGCCATTTGTTCTGGGGCTCTTCACCTGTCGTAAGACCGCTGGCTGCAAGTTCCCAAGCAGCGGCGGTAATGAGGGTTCCGATCACGACACGTCCCTGAGCCTCAATCTGACGGCGAGGACCATTCAGTCCCTTAAGGTCAGCATGGATACTCTGAGGGTCTTTAACGACGAGCTGCATGAGCGGTATCTGTTCAGCACTGCGAACCAATGCGTTGACAGGTACTCGCAGAACCGCTTGTGCAGTTCTGAGAAGTGGGTACTTGGCAAACCCAGATTCAACATCCTTACCAAGACCACTTGAGAAGGGGTCTCTGAAGGCGAGGGCCGAGGTACTCTCAGAGATACGTGGGTCGATCAGGTTTCCATCTTTGTCAAAGGCGTTCCTGACACGGTGGTCAATGAACTCCTTTAGGGTCATCTTCACGTCTTCGTTAGTGGTGACTTGCACCTTAACGCCGTCTCTGACCTTGGTTTCGGTCTTGGGGACAGGAACGGTGATCGTTGGGTTAGCCTTGAGAGCCTTCAGTTCAGCCTGAAGAGAGGCTTTCTCAGCACCACTTGTCCCATCAATAAGAGCTTTGAGGTTAGTGATCTGTTCAGCCACGTTAACCTGAAAGTTAAACGCTGACTCAGCACCGATCTCAGCACGGGAGAACACGGCTCCCCAGCTTTCGTCCATGAGGGACAGGGGCCATGTCTGGGATCGAATAGCCTTACCAGCAATGTTAACTGCCATACCGGCCTTGCTTGAACTATCAAGCCCATAGTTCTCAGCCCGGATGAAACCAGACTCCTGCAAGCCAAAGCCTTCAGAGCCATAGACTTTAGACCGCTCGTTCCAGATAGCGTCCAGAACGTCTTTAACCATTGATCGCTTTGCTCGTATGCCGGCCATGATGCCAAGCATCTTTGCGCGTTGCTGGTTAAAGGCAAACACTGGACCTTTACGAACGGTCATCCCAAGTATCTCGCCAGCGTTTCTGAGGCTATAGGTAATAGGAGGGCCGATTACCGAAAGGATGAACGTAGGAAGACCTGATAGAAGGTTAGGGATGTAGATGTCGTTGAAAGTCTTAACGACCCGGTTGAACATGCTATCCAGATCTTTACGAGCGGCCTTCTCCAGCTCCTGCATCGCCTTCTCAATCTGGTCATCGAGACGCTCAACGAGCTTCAGATCGCCTGTTTTGAATGCTTCGTCACGCCGGGCGACAAGAGCGTCAACCCGGTTTGCTTTGTTTCCAGAACTGTCAACAGCGTCAGCGATCATGTTCACGATCTGACGATCTGTGACGCCCGCCTGTCGAAGCGGCTCAACACGTACCCTGACCGCAGCCGCTAGACGCAACTCGATCTGGCGACGGACCATGATCTGAGAGGCCATAGTAGCCATGGGGCTATCAACTTTGTCGAGCTTGCTCTTCAGGTTCAGAAGAGGTGTTCCCTCTTCCTTCATGACGCGCGCTGCTTCAGCCTTGTTTCCAGCCTTCTCATACCCGTCAACACGGGCCTTCATGACGTTAATCTCGTCGGTGATCTGTTTAATGGTGGCGTTCATCAGGGCAGCGAACTTCTCAACCTCATCGACCGTGTTAGAACGGTTGAAGAAGCTAACGAGGTCGCTGGCATTAGTGTCCGCAACCTTGATTGCCTGTTCGATGAACGGCTCAACGGCTTTAATAACCGCCTTGAACGAGGTGTCAGTAAGGCCAGTCACAAGCTGACCCAGTTCATTCCGGGTGAACGTCAGGTCAGGGATTTGATCGATGATCTGTTGGATCGGGTTAGATGCACGGGGTTCAGGCTCGTCAATGAGGGCTTTAACCGCCTTTTCCTCGGGGGACTTAGGGGTTAGCCCGTCATCAATGGTCTCCTCACGGGTAGCCGTTTTGGAGGGCGGCTCTGTAGACTCATTAGAAGCCCGTACAGCGGGGTTAGCCTCGGTAGAATCAGCCCTAGCCGGAGGAGCCTCAAGGGCATCAGTGGGCTTCCTAGGCGCTTCTAGAGGCACTTCAGCCTTGGGGACCGCCTGGGCAGGGGTAGGAGCGGAGGCGGGGGTAGGAGCAGGGGCTTTGATCGTCTCAGCGATCTTCTCAGCCTCCTTGGGCTGACCACGGGCTACCTTGATGCCCCAAGCGATGCCTCGCAGCACGGGCTCAATGACAGCGCCTAGGGCAGCGCCCTCGACAGCCCTCATCCCACGCTTCTGCCACTCGGTGTCAAAGTCGTTGACGGACCAGAGCCACGTCAGGTCTTGCTCAGGGATGCCTAGGGCCGTGGCTAGCTGCTTAGCTGCATCGCCTACCAGCTTGTCTTCCGGGGCGAACGCAAAGGCGTCCACGACTGCCCCTAGGCCCATCTCTCTAAAGAAGGAACCAAGGACGGTTAGGTCACGCGCAGGCATAAGAGCGCCAAGAGCGGCTCGACCAGCGATGAACTGGGTTAGGTTGGTGACTATGGCTTCCGTAATGGGGTAGTCGGAAATGCCGACACCTTCCTGACGGTAGCTGGGGGAGTTCTTATCAAGAGCCCCGATAGACCGGGCAGTCTCCTGTACGAAATTGGCTGCACCAGTAAAGATGCTCTCACCAATCGTACCTAGGAGTGACGGCTTAGGAGCCTCCTCAACACCGTTCATGATGTTGGTTAGCTGTACAGCCGCCTGATAGCGTTCGTTGACGTTAGCCTTGGGGCTATAGAGGATGGCATAGAGGTTAGCCATGCCAGCCCCGTACATGCCGTTAAAGGCAGCGACAGCCTCTTCGTCATTCCTGTTCTTGAGAAGGGTTTCGATATGTTCCTTCTTTGCAAGCGACAGGTAACGAGCGGCTGCACCCTTGCCATACTTCATGTCAAAGGCTTCGACAGCCTCTGGGTCTGACTGGTTCTTACGGAGGGTATCGACGTGGGCATCCTTGGGGATGATCTCAAAAGCACCGATGCCCTTGTATCGACGGGTTTGATCGAGGGAAGCCGAGCGGGTCATCATCTGGGATGAACCAATCATTTGCTCTGGCTTGATACCTTCGACGCCCTGTTCGACTCGTGAAAGAGGGTCTAGGGGGTCAGCCGAGAACTGAGGAGCTTCTGCTACATCAGTTTCGGAAAGAGGTTGCGGAGAGGGTGTACCTAGCTCCGCATTGATCTCTTCGTTGGACATGACCGCCGGTTGCTCTTCCGTATTAGGGAGCAACGGTTCTTCGTCCATCAATAAGTTCTCCTAAATGTTAATCTGGGTAAAGCTTCTTGCCCTTGTCAATTACGGTTTGAGAAGCGTCAGACCGAGGTGTTGAGCCGTCTGAGCCAGCGATCATTCGGCGTGCATCAGCAGGAAGAGCGGCGTTACCAGAGCCAACCGAGGTTCGACCGGGTGGGGACTGGTTTCGGAGAGCCTCTGCTTGTTGTTGTTGCGGGGGCCAAACACTAAGCAACATTTCAATAGCACGGGTGTACACTTTAGACTTATCAAGCAGCGACACCGGGACATCATTTCCAGCCTGAACATGTTCGATCAGGGCTGTTGAGAGCAAGGCTTCAAAGTCATTTTGCCTTTCTCGTGCTGATGGATCGGTTTTAACTGCAATAGAGGGGTTTCCGAAAAGATATCCGTATAGGTTCTTTGAATCCTCAGACCAACGCTTTGTATAATAATCGTCAGTAAGAGCCCCACCAGTTTTAGACAGGTCATCAGCGTAGGCTCGTGCCTGTTGCTGCAACTTGGGATCAAGGATGCGCCATGCGCTGACACTCCGTGGGTCACGGTTCTCAACAATGGCCTTACGCATCTCTGCGCGGACCTCATCGAATTTCCTTGTTTCCTCTTGAGGCTTAAGATCAGCAATCTGTTGCTTGCGAGTGGCAAGACCCGTCACTAGATCAGGGCTAACTCGATTTAAAAGTTCAAGGTCTTTTGAGGAAAGCTCACGGTTTTCGAGAAGGGCAGAGTTGACTAGCTGTTCAGCACCTCGCTTCTCCTCAGTCCTACGGCGTTCTTGCAGCGTCCATGCACGGTCGTCTTCAGCCTTTGCACGGTCTAGGACGTACTTTCGAGCAACTTCAATCTTCTGTTCAACATCAGGAACGCCACGAAGCTCTTTAGGGATGCGATCCAAGACGTTTACATCAAGGCTAGATGTAGCTTGGTCAATCGCAGCACCAACAATGAGTTCTCTGCGGCGGATAGCATTGATGCCTGAGACTTCTTTATCCAAGGCAGAAACAGCGTTGGACGATGAGCCTTTTAGGTCAAGAGCCGCCATAAACTCTGCAACGCCTACTCCAGCCTTGTTCTTGCCGTCTGCATGGTAATGTGACTTACCAGCGTTAGGACCAGAGACTACAGGAAGACCGGCCCAAACCTTTGCTAGGTTGTTAGCAAAGACTTCCTTGCTACCGCCCTGTCTGTAGGCATCTAGACCAGCTTCCTTCATTAGTTGAACGCCGAGCTTGTCTTGAAGCTCAGGGTCAAACCTTTGGTTAGGATCGATGCGAAGATTTTTAACAAGACCCCGCAAGGTGTCATGAATAATCTGATAGCGACCAACTGGTGTTTCTCTACCAGCCGCAATTTCTCTGCGCTGCCATTCGAGAACCTGACCGACAGTCATGTCCGTAAAACGGATAGTGCTGTTATTAGCGTTCCTGTAATAGGCGTTGTAGTTACCGCCTGACTCAGCACGCTCAGCAATGAAATCTAGGATAGCCCCGTTTTCACCAGCGGCTGCACCTGCTTTCGGGTATTTAACGGCAGCACCGGCTCTACGCTTAAGATCTTCCTCTTCGTTCTTACGGAACTGCTCAGCACCTTCACGCTGGAAGCCACTTTCAAACTCGTTAATGACCCCTTCAAGACCACGGGAAGCACCAGCGCCATAAAAGGCTCTACCTTTGGTCCTCTCGTTCATCTCAGCGCGCATCGTGTCAAAGAACTGTTTGCGCTTGTCTGGATCGGTTCGAAGAGTGGCATCCTCTCGGAGGGCCTCTTCCATACGTCGGCGAGCCCAGTCTTCATACTGGCGCTGACCAATACCCTCAGTAACCTTGGCGACGATGATCTTAGAGGCGGTAGGCATACGCTTGCCAACCTGAACCTCATCGACCACACCGCTATCAAGCTCAGCGGCGAACTGGCTCACATAGTAGAGGATACGTTCATTATCGAGGCGGTCATTCTCGTTCTTATCCTTGCCAGCCCGGTCCTCAAGGGTGATACCGAGTTTAGACATCGATTTAGCCAGCTCTTCAAATGCGCTGGGACCAGTCTCAGACATAGGGCGAACATAAACGTCCGCGTTGTTAATTCTGGATCGACCAAGGTCAATCGAGGCTTGGTCAGGAGTGACAATAGCCATTAGGTAGTTCCCTCCCTCTTCTTGAACACGTCGCTAGCAATGTTGAGACCCAGAGCCAGCGGGCTAGGACCGCTTCTCATGGGTGCGGCAGCTTGTCGGCCAAGGGCCTCTGCCTCATAGGTGTCAACACGGCTCTGATAGGAGTTAAACAGGTCATCCTGCTTAGTGTTCACACGGGAGATATTCTCAGCGGTTTGCTGGCGAGCAGCGGCTAGAATGTTTTCAACAGAGATGCCAGAGACGCCAGACGAGCCAGCCGTGGCGACACCAGTGGCTACAGCCTCACGACCTTTGAGAGTGGCGTCATAGCCCTGTTGCTGGAGGGCTCTGGAGTCATAGATGTATTTGCGCTGTTCATCCTCATACTTACGCTGGGCTGCGATATTGGCAGACTGGGCGTTAGCAAGGGATGCAGTGTTAGCAGCGCCAGCGGCTTGCTGTTGACCAACAAAGCCAGCGACAGAACTGCCGATTGAGAGGGCCGTAGAGAGCGAACCGGCTGACGCGCCAATCGCCGTGGCGGCAGACGAGGCAGCGGAGCCTATAGCCGTCCCAGCGGCGGCAAGAGAAACCGGATCAATGCACATATTAAGTCCTTAATCTAACGAACTCGACAAAATCTTTGTCGTGAGGAGGTAGGTTCACCGTCCTGATAAACTTGAAGCCTAGCCACCTGAGCCATTTCAAATGGAGATCATTCTCAGCGTAGGCGAAATTGTGAAACACGGTGCGACCTGTTTCTTCGTAGAGGAGGTCAAGCACCGGAATAGAATTGCGTAGAAACGTCTTAGGAAACTTCTCAATCCCGCCTGTGCCGAGTAGCCATATGGCTCCCCACACATCCCCCATTGAGCTTGGGGAGACGCCTGTGATTGCGATAGGCTCACCGTCAGGCGAGATCAGGGTATAGGATTTGATTGCGTGGTGATGACTGAGCATCAGCGCATCAAGGGGCGAGAGCCCTAAAGCCCCCGCCTCCTCTATGTCTGCTTGCCTCATGTTAGCCGCTATGAACCTAACGTCATCCTCCGTTGCCGGGTGGATATATTGGTTCACATGCGCTTCCTTGATCTGAGGGTAAGTTCACCCTGCCATTCCGCTGCGCCAAACGCTGACGGGAAGGGGGTGTCATTGGTTATCCAGATTTTAGCGTTGGTGTTCCTAGCCATGACCGGCACACGGTACACACCAGAGTCAAACGCCTGTTTGCCTAGGGGCTCATTCACGTCACCCACGGTCTTGGCGCTAAACCCTACTGAGATCAGGTCTCGACCGGGTGACTGGAGGTACACCTTGAAATAAGCGGTATCATGATACTCCAGAGACAGGTAACGCAACTGTAGACGAGCGTCCAAGATGACAACCTCTCCCTGACCTTTTGCTTGCCGGGGATACAGGGTCGAGAACTCGTGTAGCAGCGTATACGGGATTCCCACTTTGATGGTGTGGGTAGTCACGTCACCAGACACACGTACCTGAGTGCTAGACAGGCTAGACACTGAGTGCCTAATGCCAGACACAGTGCCATAACTGGAGATAACCTCCGGTGTGACTGTGGTGGAATAGGGTAGCGTGATGGTCGTGTAGTCAGTGGCTGGATTGTACGTCTTGACAGTGGCGGTAGCCAGCCGGTCAAGCAGGATACGATAGTTCTCAGCCGTGTCGAACACGTCTTCGTCAAACCTGATGCTCTCCAAGAACATCCCGCTTGGACGCTGGATAATCAGGTAGAGTGATGAGCCTGAGAAAGCTGCCCAGTGTATCTTGGTGCAGTCAGCAAAGGTCCACTTGTTCCAAGAGGTTTGAACCTTGCGTTCACCGGCCCAGAAGAACCTGTAGTAGTATAGGCTGGTAGGGTCATTGACGCTGGACAGGAGCACACTGTTAGCCCTGTTTGAACCAGCCATGAACGAGATGTCAGACGGTACATACTCAGGTACAGGCGACGTAACCTCTTCAGCCTCGTCAGCCGCTACGTTCTCCTTGGGGAAATATTCGAACAGCTTGGTGTAATTGTAGTCCTCACGGTCATCCACGAAGTAAAGACTGTTGCCCATGTTAAGCGGGCGAACGCGGGAGGACACGTTGAAGGACGTGGTGTACTTGATCTGAATGGTCTTAGCAGCAAGGTAATTCTGATAGCTAAGCCTGAATTGATTGTTGTTGGACATAAGCAGCAAGTCCCTGTTGTAAGGAACTGCGTGCTGGAGGATGTCAACATTGTTATGGAGGACGGCTATGTCGATGCGCTCAGAGTCAAGCGTCTGCGTCGTAGTGGTCCGATAGAAGTTTTCGAACTTGTCAGCCTCAGACAGGATGACGTTCTCGTCAGCCAAGAAGCCTAGGCGAGCATTGTAGACAAAGATGTCGTTGATCTTGACGCCTACAAAGGAGGGGGACTGGTTGCTATCAGCATCACCGCAGACCCTCTTTTCCCATACGTGCTTCTTAAAGGTCCACGTCCCGTTAGTCTCACGAACGAGGACATGTGGCATGGTAGCCGTGTCCAACTGTTCACCTTGGTTCCAACCCACGGTCTCAACCCAGACGCCCTTGCGGTAGACCACGTAGTAGTCATCGCCAGCCTCGTCTACATCGCCCTGAACAGTGACAATCAAGCCTTCAGGAGCGTTAGGAGGGAGGTCAGAAAAGGATTGGACCTTGTTTCGAAACCCCTTGAGCGACTTGTCACCACTGCCAGCCTGTAGCTGAATAATGTCAGACGCTGCTAGGTTGGTGATCGTCAGGGTAGAGCCTGTCTTGACCACGGTATAACCAGCGGCTTCCAAGTCAGTCTTAAGTTCGCCAGCGATGACGCCAGTGTCTGGAACAGAGCTAGCAGCGTCAACACCCTTTGGCGTCAGGTATTCAGCCTTGAGGACATTGTTGATGTAGATGCTGTAGTAGGTGTTGGCGTTAGCCTGTGCGACATAGATCGTGCCACGGGTAGACGGGTCAAGCCGGGTTTCAGCATTGAATGGCTCAGCGACAGCCGTCTTTCCAACCGTGATGTTACGGTTAGCTATGAACGTGTAGTCACCAAAGGTCACAAAGCGAAACGTGTCTACCGGGGAGCTAGCAGCGAGGTACGCCTTGCCATCAGGGAAGTTCACCGTGGCGAACGAGCCTGTGTTCAGGTCTAGAACCTTGAGATCACCTTCAGCTATAAACGAGATGTACCGATAGGCAGCGTTGCGCTCGATCAGGTAGCCAGCCGCACCGTTAGGCAGGGTAAGCGAGAGGCTAGCAATGTGTTCAGTGCTAGGCCGTTTGAGGAGGCCAGACACCACGGAGGGCATGGCGTTCTCAGTGCGCTCACTGGTGGTAGCCAGTCGCAGGGCAGGGGGCTGTTGGGATACGCCGCCTACAAGGTTAGGGATCGAGCCAGAGATTAGGGCCATTAGTAGCCTCCTCTAGCGAAATGCCCTCTTGAGAGAATTGAATAGGTCTGCCACGAGTCCGTGAGCATGTTGTAGTCGCCAGTGTCAGCCTCTGCTTGGAGCAGGGTGAGCCATGCACGACCTTCTTCTTCTTTGTTGAACTTGGAGATTGTTTCTGAGCCAAGCACCCGCTGTTGAAATAGGCGTGCGGCTTTATACGTCACGTAATTCTTGGCTGCCAGAGGTAAGTCCTCGAATGGCAACAGGACGTAGATACGGAGTTTGAGAGGTTTCTCAAAGGAATAAGAATTGTCAGTCCGGTTAAACAGGCGACCGCCACGTTGGATAACGTCGGTATAACGATCATCCTCGATGGTATCGATGCGAGCCGTGTTAGCGGGCAGTAAGATTTCTTTGTTTGCGTTTGGGCTAAGGACGTGGCGTTCACGGTTCCAGTGCCAGCCTTCAGCCTGAACTGACCTCGATACCTCGTCAACAATGTCAGAGGCGATCTGGGCGTCTACGGACGCGCCATCGAGGGTGTTGATGACTGGTTCGCCCATCGATGACAAACAGATGTTCACGGCGTCCAGTTTGGTCATTGGCGTGTTAGCCATCGACGGTCTCCACACAATGGATAAAAAGGAAAAAGGGAGAGCCGGTTAAGGCCCTCCCCAGAAAGAAGGATCACGCCTTCTTGATTTCGTAGATGCACTCGGGGCGAAGCACGCCGTGACCCACGAGCATCTTCGACAGCATGAGCGTGGTCTGACGACGCACGTCCCACTCCATCTCAGAAGCGAGGTCCATCAGCTTCACGGTGCCAAGAGCCTGCGGGTGCATGACCAGCGCAAGGGTCTTGGACGCATCAACAGCGTACTTGGACGAGTAGTCCGGGTACGTGCCGGTGGCAGCCGTGTGATCGACAGCGAGGTTGTTCGTCTTGACGATCTTCATGCCAGCCACGTTGATGACCGTGCCATCCGAGTAGACGCCGTTCGAGCCGCCAAAGTCCTTGTTCAGGATTTTGTCGTTCGTCACGATGCCCCAGTAGACGGCGGGGGACACGAACACGTAGCGGTCAGAGTCGGGGATGTTGTTCTCATCCATCTTCTGAGCGGCGGCGTAGATCGCAGCAATGGTGTCAGCAACGGTCGGAGCAGCGCCGAGGGTGGCCGAGTAGGCGTTCGCCTGACCGACAGCACCAACGCCGAGACCACCAGCACCCGTGTCACGAGCGGCCTTCACAGCCAGCGAGAACAGGTTGCGGTCATAGGTCTGGGCGAGCGCGTCACCGATCTGACGGCTGTACTCAGAGCGGACTTCGAAGTGCGACATCGCCTCGTCAACGTCGGAGATCGACGCATGGGCGATGAGCTTGTCATCAATGGTGATGACCTTCTCATCCGTCTGGATAGCGTTACCGAGGATTTCAGCACCCGGCGTGTGGTACTCAGCAACAGTGCGACCGATGGCCGGGAACTGAGCGGACTTACCGGACGAGATGTTGCGAACACGGGTCTTGTCCGCCATTACAGTCTTGTTGTTGAACGTGGTGAGGACTTCGCCGCTAAACACCTTCAAAAAGAGTTCACGCTTGTCAGCACCGCCCTTAACTGCGCCAAAGCGCGACGGGGTAGAGTTAGCCATAATAAAATGCCTTCCGAATAATAATTGTGGGTTTGAAAAGTGAGTTGTTAGGAGGGCCTAAGAAATGAGGCCCTAGAATCGAACTCGTCCCACCTAAACGCGGTTATCCTATCGTTGCTCCCTCAAGAGCTATTGTTGGGCCGGAAGGTTAGTCCTTGTTCTTACTTTTTAGAGCGGTTCACGCTCTTGGAGACGATCCGCAAGTTCGACATCCGGTTATCTTTGGGATTGCCGTTCTTGTGGTCTACGTCTTTACCTTTTAGAGCCGCTGCGCCGTGCTTCTTAATCATAAGTCTGCGAGCGCGGTGTCTTGCAGCATCTTCGGCACGGTGCGCTCTACGGTATGCTTTGTCGTAGGTGTAATCACGCGCCATAATAAAGGTCCAAATGAAAGACGGGTGGTTTACATAATGTCAGACCGTTCCAGCTTCCGTTCGACGTCTCGACGGAACGCAGGGTCTTTCTGATAACGAGGGTCAGACATGTCTTTCTGAAGTTCCGCCAATGAGCGATAGACTTCAGCAGTCGCAGAGACGTTCTCGCCCTTAACGGATCGAGACGGCTCAAATCCGGCTTCGGCTTTAAACCGGGCCTGTAGACCCTTGGTAGCCATGTTAGCCATGTTGATGTCGCCAGAGTTGACAGCGCGATTATATGCGTCGATTTCGCTCTGGGAGAGGTTGTCAGATGCCCACGAGATCATCTCAGTGTAAGCATCTCGTCCACCAACTGTGGACATAACGGTGTTCTCGAATTGAGAAGTCTTTAGGGCGATGTACTCATCAACGAGAGCCTTGGGGATGCCCTTGGTCTCTAGTGCGGTATAGTCCTCCGCATCAAGTTCACCCTTATCCCAAAACTTCTGAGACAAGACCTGAAGATCAAGGCCAGCATCTTCAACCGCCTTCTCAGCGGCGTCATCAGCTTCTTGGACGGTCTCTTCCGTCTTAGCCTCTTCAGTGGGGGTGGGCTCTTCTTTATTCTGAGAGCCCATTTTCTTTTCAAGTTCAGAGTATGCCTTTGCTAGGTCTTCAACGCTCTTGAACTTTTCAGGGAGCCATTCTGGACGTTCTTCTTCACCAGCATCGCTAGCCTCATTAGTTTCTTCTGTCTGAGGTTCGTCGTACTTAGCTGCTTCCTC